CACGCAAAGCATCATTTTCAGCTTTCGCATCAGCTAACTCCTTCGTGTATTTTGCATCGAGCGCAGCAACATCACGCTGACGCATCTGCATGTCAGTAATTGCCGCGTTCGCCAGCTTCAGTTCTCTGGCATTTTTGTCGCGCAGGGCTTTGTAGGTAATGGCGTTATCACGGTAATGATTAACAGCCCAAGACAGGCAGACGATGATGCAGATAACCAGAGCGGAGATAATCGCGGCTACTCTTCTCACTGATCTATCCCCCAACAGGCTAATGCGCTTTCCTGGTCACGACGAATAACCTGTCCGTAGCAGTTATTTGAACGAGTGCGGCAATCACGCCCACCGTCCTTAATCCACCAGCGAATCGACTCACAGGCACCTTTACGATCACCGGCATTAAGCCGCTTATAAAACGTCGACGGGAAACACTTACCGGGGCCAATGTTATAGGGGCAAAATGACGCGATACCCGCTTTTTGTGGTTCGGTCAGTGGTACTTTAATATTACGTTCCACCCATGCCAGCGCCTTATCACGTTCAATGGCGTTAACCTGGTCGCATTTTTCCTTCGACAGTTTCATACCGGGAAAAACGGGTTTTCCATCCACCATCGTGGCACCCCGACAGATGGTCCAGATGCCGGAACCATCACGGTATGCCGTTGTGTGGTTACCTTCTTTTTCGTCCAGAAACTGGTCAAGTATTTGAGGAGCAGACGCGCCTGCACCAATCAGCACTAGTACAGTAGCCGACAGGCTGTATCTGATTTTTGCGTTCATGGATATTTATCAGGATTTATCGGTTTCTGAACCCTGGATATGTTTATCTGTCCCGGCCTGTTGAATCAGGCAAGGAATAGTTAAATACAATAGAGAGGATTGTTTATGGACAATAGCACCATTTCTCTACAGGAGTTGCTCGACTGCATTTCCAGGCTTCGGGATGATGTAAATGCCCTTGCTGTCGCATTTTCATATCTGGCATTCTCAATTCCCAAGGAACAAATGCAACCAACACTGGCATCGCTCCAGCTTGAATCAATCAATCCCAAATGGTCCCAGCAACAACAAAATTCTTTCAAGTGGCTGGCGGTATTACTGGAGGAAAAATATGCTGGTGAAATTACCATTTCGGCGGAGTCTTCAGTGAACCAGTAATTCTTCCCGGCAGTTTTCCTTTGTAGGTTATCCACACACTCTGCGCCTCTAAAATTATGGGGCGCTTTTCCGGCGACTGCTCATCCCCTCCACATAACCCGGCAGCAACATCCAGGAAGACCTGTCTGATGCTCCTTCTGGCTGCTGCCTCATAAAACTCCAGCGCGGCACCTTCAACACGGTCCAGCGAGATGTCCAGGTCAAAAATTTCACCGTCAAAGCGTTCTTTGTCCTGTAATGCTAAAGTTACCGTAACTTTATTCTCAAAATTGCGGATCCCTTTCACAATCATTTCATAGTTTTGGACCATTATATTACTCTCCTCTCGCAGCCTTTCTTCTGTCTTCTCTGATTTTGAAGTACAGATTCGTCAGATAAGTCAGAAAGCCCAGAACCAGACTTCCCAGTACACCAATCGCAGCCCACTGAGACGGACTAACCTGATCAAGCCATTGTAAAAACCAGTAGCCAGCACTGCCTGCGGAGGTGCCGTAGGCAATGCCTGTTGATATTTTTTCCATCTGATACATATCCCGCCCCAACAGACCTGTGCTACCGGAAAGAAAAAAGGCCATCAGCAAAACTCTGATGGCCTGAATCACCTTTACCAGTCATGTATGAAAAAATACGCACAACCAATTGACAATAATTATCATTTTCATTAAAAATACCGCGTAACATTCTTATTTCATGAAGAACCATACCCGCCAGCAACCTGAGTAGCAAAAGCTGTTCATCCCCCATATTTTTGCTGGCGGGTTCTTTTTTCTACTGCCCTCCTCCCCAGGAAAAGCATTTCATTCTTTTCTCATTAATCGTTACTGGAGAGAAGGCGGGAAAAAGCCAGCTCTTTGGCCCTAAATAACAGCATGGCTTCAGTCCATACAGAATCTGATTTTCCAGCTCACATAATAACCAGATGATGCAGTTGCAAAATCTGGCAACATCGGATTATTATGCGCCTGTGAAAATTTCTTCACGTTTTATTCCTTGCCGCCCGTGCCTCCCAGCGCGGGCTTTTTTATCCAAAAAATACCCCTCCGGAGAGGGGTATCATACAAGGGGATGACCATGATGCATGGTGCCGGGTGCCTCCCGGTGAGTCCGGCATCAGCATACGAACCCGCGATTATCCCAGAACTGACTGCTGATTCGCCCCGCCGCTTAGGGGGATTCACCATGCGTTTTTTTATTTACAAACTCTTCGCCAGACAAACAACCATTAACTGGCTGAATTGTGAGGTATTTCAATTTTTAGAAAACTGACCAACCTCCGCTTATACGCCGGGCATGGAGCGGATACAAAAAAGCCCCGCGAAAGCAGATCAGAAGGATTCGTTGTAAAAAAAAGCTGTCAGATTATCGCGCTAATCTGACAGCTACAGCAGGTATCCAAAAACATGGGTGGAAACAATAAGTGAGTTAAGAAGACACGGTGTCGGATTTTTACCGATGAGCCGTTGGCGTGGTCAACCGTGACTCGCTTGTATCAACGATGAATTAATGAAGCCAATCCTTTGCAGGCTATGTACAACCCACCACATCAGCCCTGCTGCATTGCAGGATACACTGTATCTGTAATCATTATACGGCACAGACATCCCACCAATAATTGAATTAATTCACAAAATTGTATTTGCTGATAACATACTGATTTCCTGGATGGTCTGATTAAACCGCTCTGTCTCAAGCTCAACACCTAACGCCCGACGCCCCAGCGCCATTGCTGCTTTTATTGTGGAACCGGATCCCATAAAGAAATCAGCAACCAGATCGCCGGGTCGACTACTGGCATTGATTATTTGCCTGAGCATATCCGCCGGTTTCTCACACGGATGTTTACCCGGGTAGAACTGAACGGGTTTATGCATCCAGACATCGGTATAAGGCACGGAGACTGATACGGAGAAATAGCGCCGGAGAGATTTAAACTCATCCAGCAATTCAGAATATTTGCGATTCAGTGAATCATAAGATGCCACCAACTGGTGGTGTGGTTGTTCCAGTTGTTGTTCCTGAAACTTCTCTGCCGCTATACGGGAAAACAGTGCCTGTAACTTCCGGTAGTCAGCCTCATTCGGCAACTGCCACTGACTGGCACCAAACCAGTGGGAAACCATATTTTTCTTACCTGTGGCTTCGGCAATTTGTTTTGCCGTTATACCCAGTTCGGCACGAGCATCCCTGAAATACGATATCAGCGGTGCCATTATGTGCTGTTTGAGTTCCCTTTCTTTTGCCACATAGCCGTCACTTTTGCCGCGATATGGCCCCCGGTAATGTTCAGCAAACAGAACGCGCTCTGTGGCAGGAAAATATGCGCGCAGACTTTCTTTATTACACCCATTCCAACGTCCGGACGGCTTCGCCCAGATGATATGGTTAAGCACGTTGAAACGTTCACGCATCATGATCTCAATATCAGATGCCAGGCGATGCCCACAGAACAGGTAAAGGCTTCCGGCAGGTTTCAACACCCGCCAGAACTGGGCCAGACAGTGGTCCAGCCACTTAAGGTAATCTTCGTCCCCTTTCCACTGATTGTCCCAACCGTTGGGTTTCACCTTGAAGTAAGGCGGATCGGTAACAATCAGGTCAATGGAATCATCAGGCAGGGACTGAATAAAATGCAGGCAATCAGCGTTGATTAAATCAATACTGTTTATTTTTACAGTGTTTTTCATGGATCAGTAAGCGTAACTCTGGTAGGCTCACTCTGCTTTTGCGCTAAAGCAGTGGGCCATGGTTCGCTTGTGACCAGTAAGCATGAGCGAATGGCTGGCAGGTGCTACCAACACCCACCAGCCGCCCATTTTCACAAATTAAAAGCCCTTCATTGCTGAAGGCGTCTGTAACAGCCGAACTGGTAATCTGCCAGCCCCGCCATAACCAGCTGGGTCAGTATTAACTGACAGCGTTCGCGTGAAAGGTATGTGTTTTGTGCTATCTCCCCGACTGTTGCCGGTTTGCCGTTTAATTCATTAAAAACAACTTTCGCCGTTTCTGTCATATCTTGCTGTTTTAGCATGTCTTTTTACCTTCATGGTTAACATGACATACCAATAACTCTTGTCTAAAAAGCCAGCAAGATAAAAAGTCAGTATTCACGACCACCAGCGTGTTTACCGTACTGCACCAATGTTTAATTTATAAAAAAACCGCGAGAACGCGGTAAGTATTGTTAAAAAAAAAACAGTAATTTCACTCAACTTATTTAATACATTCTTTTGCTTGCGCATAATAAATTTTATGAGTATTAGCAAGCTTAACGAAGTTATACTTAACTGCCCCTAACAGGGTTCCAACTCTTGTATGCCCTTCCATTAAATGAAGCCCTGTTGTATTACTTTTCAGCAAAGCTCGATCTATAAAAAATGGAGGTTCACACCATGTGCCAAAATTACACCAATGCGCTTTTATTTCATCATCCATAAATACATCGCCTTTACGGGTTGTGAAATCTTCAACGACCTCATGCAAAAAATCAGGGTAAGTAGCATTATCCCCGATAGTTAAAAAATTTTTAGTGGGAAGTTCAATCAATTTCCATTCGATTTGGTCAATATTAAGATCCCCATAAAGCTCCTGAAATCTGTCATAACCTGCCAATCCATAATAAATCTCCTGAATTACAGGAGTGGGGGCGGCGATAGAATATTGCTCACGAAGTATTCTTTCAGCCTCAGGAGCTTTAAATATGGGTCTTTCTGAGAAAATAGGCAAAAGATCTCGGTATAACATCCATATCCCCGTGTAAGAAAAAATAATTTAACCCGCTCGGCGGCGGGTTCTTGGACTCATCAACGGTAGACATACAAATCCCATCGTTGGGAAAATCTTATCCATATTTTTTGAGAAATGCAAGCATCATGTCGCCATCTTCGGTGAAAATCACTTATCTCGTCACCTTTCTCAATTGTGCTTCAGCGAATGCTTCTTCCTGCCAGCACTTTGTTACCAGTTTATCAATGACGTCTGCATATCCTTTGTACCACTGATAATCAGTCAGGTCTGGTACCAGCTTCTGGACATGACGTCGTGCCAGTGTGGTCGGTAAACGACTAAACCGGTTTCCATTGCAACGCCCACAAATCTTATAAACAGGCGCGCCATGAAGCCGGGTTCTTTTTTCATCCAGGACAATGCCTTTACCCTTACACCCTCTGCAAGCCGTGCTGACTTCTCCCTTACCATGGCAATGCTGACATAATTCCTTCACCCACTCTTCCTTGATAACAGATTCCCCGCTTCTGGAGTGTTTCACCACTTCGCGCAATACACTATGAAATCCAGTACCAGCACAATGCTCACAGCGAGCCTTACTTGCCGCAGACCTGGAATAATCAGCAAAGGCAAAACTCACAAGGTAAGGGATGATCTGTAACCGGGTTTCTTCACTCAATTTGTTCAATGTCGGGTTATCCATTGCCATCGCGTAATTGAGCAGACCTTCAATCGCAAACTGAGGATCCTGAACACCAACTTTTGCCAGGAATAAGGCAAACCCAAGCGGTGCTTTCGACTGCACCATCCCCTGCGCAGCCATCACATCCGTAATCGTTAAACCACCTGAGCCTGTCGCCGGTGCGTCATCGCTCAATTTTGGAGATTTTGGGGAGTAATATTTTGGTAAGGCTTCAAGGTTCATGCTCGTTCTCCACTTACGCCAGTACGCCTATTGCCAGCGCATGATCGATAAAACGAAATATCAGCTCCAGCTGGGAGCCATACATCTCTTCAAATGCCACGGTATCCGCATGCAGCTCGTCGTGATGCTTTCTGCACAAAGGCAACACAAAGAGGTCATGCGCTTTTGTACCCATTCCACCCTGACCATGGCCTATCAGGTGGTGGGGATCATCAGCAGGCTTTCCACAACATGCACACGGCTGTGTCTTAACCCAGCGCGTG